CCGCCTGTTTCAAAATCGAAAACGATGATGTCTTTACTAGCCATATTATTCTCCTGATTTAAGTCCTTGATAGTTAGTTATGAGTCTGCACATATCTATAAACTCTTTTTGTTGCAAATCCCATTTTATTTGATTTACCTTTTTGTGAAGCCATTGGACATTTCCTTCAATATACCCCTTGCTACCATTCTCTTTAATACTGAATGTGTAATATCTTCTCGTTTCTTCATAGATAGCTCCTTGTTAATTTTGACCTATCTATTTATACGCGAAAAAGTCATTTTTCTTGGTTTTCTAGTAATTCGCGTATACGCATAACTTTATCAAGTAACGAAAGTCCGAGCAAATCAAATTTAACGTGTCCTAGAGCTTCAAGATCAGACATTTCTAGTCCAGCTATTTTTTCTTTGCCACTTTTTTGGTTTGCCATAGGGCAAACTTTATACAATTCTTCTGCTGAAATAACAACTCCAGCAGCATGTTTTCCTTGTGTTTTAAACGTTCCTTCCATGTCAATAGCTTGTTGAAAAAACTCGCTATAATCACCATGTAAATTACCATTTTCGTCTATGTGACAATAATCTCTTAGATCGTCTGCATTATTAATTAGTGCCCACTTAATAATTGACCTATCTTCGTCTTCCATTTCTGCTAATTGGTCTGAAATTGCTGCTTCGTCTGGAATATGTTTTGTGATTTCGTTCATTTCGCTAAAACCACAAGCAGCATTAACTCTCAGCACTTCTTTGATAGCACTACGACCTTGTAATCTTCCAAATGTCAACATTTGGCTAACATTGTTTGGTCCATATTTATCTCTTAAATATTCAATAATGCTATCACGTTTATTCGCTGGAACATCCATATCAACGTCTGGAAGTGATATATTACCCTCTGTGTTCCTGCCCTCGTTATAAAACCTTTCAAATAAAAGATCAAATTCAATCGGGTCAATCTGTGTAACCCCAATCAAATAGGAAATCAAACAGCCCGCAGCACTTCCTCTGCCCGGTCCAGTTAGACATCCCTCTGACTGAACATGCTTGATTATATCTTGAACTATCAAGAAATATCCAAACAGATTTGCTTTTTTAATAACTTCAAATTCTTTATTGAATCTATCAAGATATTTTTTCTTTGATTCTTCATTGTCTATTTTATTTGTACCAATTAGTAAATTACGCCACCCAACACGGCATAATTCTTTTAGATATTCTTCTTCTGATTCACCGTTGGGAGTTGGAAACCTTGGAAGCATTGGTTGTCTAAGAATATCATAATATTCGCACTTGTTATATATTTCACCCAAAGCTTCGCAACCCTCAGTATCATTAATAATAATTTCAGAAGATTGTTCGGCATTTGGAACAAAAAACGAGTCATATTCAAAAAACTGCTGGTTTTCAATAGACTTTCCAGATTTAATTGCTGTATTAACTTTTGGCAAAGTAGTTTTCATAGCAGAACACAACAAGATTCTATGAAGTACAGCATCTTTCTTTTCTACATAGTAAGTTTCTGAAAATGCCTCAGATTTTGGATATTTATAGTCATGATAAAAATCGTCACCTTTTATTGGGGATTTTGATTCATCTTTTGCTACGCAAATAAGATTTCCTCGGTTTGCAATCATAGTTACCGTAGAATTATTTACGTTTAACTCTGAATCTAGCGACGAAACAACTTCAATCAAGTCAAACCATCCAGTTTTGTTCTTGGCAAACAAAGCAAAACCGTCAAATGAACAGCCAACAATTGGCTTGATTTCATTGTCAATGCACGCTTTATAAAAAGCCACAGTACCAGAAATGGTTTTATAATCAGCTATGCCACAAGCCGCATAGCCATTTATCTTGCATTTTTTTGCGAGTTCGTCTGGTTTAGAAAAACCTTTTTGTAGCGAATAATGAGTATAATTCAATAATGGAAAATACTTCATATAGTTCCTCAATATGAAAAATCAAAAATATACAACAGCGTGAACCCCTGAATCTAAATCTAGTTTAGATGAGTGGTTGAACGCTGTTTGTACATATACATTATAGTTTCGTTGCGTCAATTCTACAACTGAAATTTTGTAATTTTAAACAAATAATATCAAATCAATTCCTTGATAGCAGTTCCACCGTTTGCAATTTTCATGGGTCTACCATTTTTAGCGGTGTAACTTTTGTTCATATCCATACCAAGAGCCGAGCAAACTGTTGCAACCAAATCTTCTGCTTGATAAGCTTTTCCATCTTTGATTGATTTTCCGTTTTCAGATGTTGAACCAATGGCTTGACCACCATTGATTAGACCGCCAGACATAAATGCACTCCAAGTTGCTGCCCAGTGATCTCTTCCTGAATTTTGATTGATTCTGGGTGTTCTGCCAAATTCTCCCATCATCATAATAGCAACGTTATCCCAAAGATTAACACGCTTTAGATCAAGAATCAATGTTGATACAACCTTGTCTAGTTCTGGAAGCTTGGTGGACAAAGTTTCATGTGTGTCTTGGTGTAAATCCCAGCCACCAAAACCAATTTCCACAAATGGAACTCCAACCTGAACCAAACGACGCGCCATTAGGGCACTTCTTCCAAATCCAGTTGGTCCATAAGCAGCTAAAATTTCTGGGGATTCTTTTTCAAGCTTTGTAGCATCCATTTGCAGGCTTGTATTTAACTTGAGAGTTCTTTCATACAGCTTTTTGTGTTCTGTGGGTATTTCTCCTCGATTGGTTTTAATAAACTGATCTTCAATCAATCCCAGCATGTCTAGCTTGCTTCTAGACAGATTTGCACCAAGGTTTTGAACATTTCCATTAGAATCTAAAACAAATGGGTCGTAAGCAGCACCAAGAAATCCTCCGCCAATACTTCCAGTGTTTATAGAAAAGAATGGGGGAATTTCTAAGTCTTCTCTTTTTGATCCAATTTCATAAGAAACCACAGAACCTAAAGAGGGGTGCATTATAGTTGGGCTTGGAATAAACCCTGTATGAAGATAATAATCTCCACGCATATGATCTCCCTCTCGCGTAGACATTGTTCTAACAACTGAGAAGTCTTTTCCAAGCTTGGCTAACTCAGGCATATATTCACTAATCTGAAAGTCTCCAGCAGTGTTTATAGGCTTGTGCGGACCACCTTCTTCGGTTCCCGGCTTTAAATCCCACATATCTATAGTTGGGGGGCCACCGCCTAGCCAAATAAGAATTGCGGCTTTTTGGTCTTTACGAAGTTTTAATGAATTTTGAATAATATCCTGACCAAAAGCATATGATGTAGATGCTAGAGCGGTAAGCCCACCAACATGTTGTAGAAAGTGTCGTCTGTCCATTTTTTATCTCTATTAAACTTGTAGTGTTAGGAAATTGTCAATACCCATTTCTTCGATGAGTTTAAGCATTGCTTCGTATTCTTTGATTCCATCGTCACTGCCTTGTAACAGTGGAATAATTGTATTTGCGGTGATTTCATCTCCCACGATACGAGCAGCAGCAATAATTGCTCTCTCAGTTTTTGCAGCAAGATGAACACCCTCCAATCCAAATCTTATGATTTCTTCAACGTCGTGCCGTCTCCAAACTCTTGGTTGCACTGTAAATGGTTGATAATCTTGATCGAAAAATTCCAATCTATCAAGAACAATCATTGCGTGACCATGTTCTTCAACCGCATAATCCTTGAATAATTCTCCTAGCTTTTTATAGCCCCATCTTTTAAAATGTACAGCTTGAGAAGTTAATTCTATGGTTTGTTGCCAGTGAATATTCATAGAGTTTTTCATAAGCTCTATTACATCCATAGATGAATACTGATCAACTTCTTGTGCTTTTGTTTGTTTTTCTATTAAAGTTTTAATATCTTCTGACATTTATATTATTCCCTTTGTAAAATGAGTATGATTACCAGCTTCTGCAAGCCCAATATCTTGCTTTCCACTTTGGTCCGGGGTCTGTATCACAATGGTGTCTAGCTCTAAATGATTTTCTGTGTTCTGGGAGATATTTTTTGATACGCATGTTGGGGTCGCCAAAATTTACCTTAACAACATTTCCCTTATCATTTTTAACATAAACACTAAACTTTTTGGGACCATCCGGAGTTCTAAATGGTTTGTTTAATTTTACAGTTCTACCTTGATACTCTTCAGCAGAAGTATTATCGTTAGCAGCACTAGATTCAGACTCGTTAGATGGAACCAAGTATCTTCCATTCTTTTTATAAACTCCTTGTCTTTCATAAGTAAATACTTCTCCAGTTTTTGGGTCTTTATATTTAAATCTAGACTGAGCTTGCTTCCAAGATTCTGAATCTGGATAGTCAGAATCACCTTTTTTTGCGGGTTTGTAATTTTTTCCTTCGCGTTCTTTTTTCTTGCGAATATTGTCCCAAAGTCCCGGCTTGGCTACGGAAACATCCCAATCTTCGACTTCTGAATCTTCATAATATACTTCTTCGCTAGAAGCATATTCATTTTCTTGCGGTGCATAAAAGTTGTTTTCGTCTACTTCCTCTTCACTTCCGTAAGATTCAAAGTACACCTGAAAATCTGCTGCTTCAACATAGTCACAGTCTTCACAAGCCTTGCTCATACAAACAGCAACTCGTTGTTTGACATCTTTAAAATCCTTCTGGATGTTTGGATCGCCCATACACCTAGCCATGAATTTATTTTTATCTTCATTTTTACGTCTTGATGGAAGTGGCATTTTTATTCCTTTATATTTAATTTTTGCTTCGTTGCTTCAGGAATTGCTGCGACAAATTCAGAACCTTTACGCTTGCAAAAATCGTACAATTTTCTAATGAAAGATTCATACGACATTGGACCGCTCATCCTTCCGTAATTACTAATTGCATCTTTTACATCTGCTGGGCTAACAATTGGAAATTTTCTTTCTTTTGGGAATAGAAAGTCACTATCTTTTAGGTCTGATCTTTTCTTGCCCTTGAATGTGCTTTGGTATGCAAATAGCTTTTCGATTTCGTTTTGAATATCTGACATTTTATTCTCCTGATATTAAATAATAATTTCTTCGATGACCTTACCAAAGTCTACTATTTCAATAGGACGTTCGCCCGGAGCCATAAGCTCTTTGTCGGCATTTATTCCCAATTGATGGTAAATTGTTGTGGCCCAATGTGGAATTTCAACTGGGTTTTCATCTGGCTCTGAACAAGTTGCGTTTGACGAACCATATGTAATACCAGCTTTAATTCCGCCTCCAGCCAGTATTGAACTAAATACTCGCGGCCAGTGATCTCTGCCAGCAGTTCCGTTTATTTTTGGAGTTCTACCAAATTCAGAAACCACACAAACCAATGTTGAATTTAACAAACCTTTCTCAGATAAATCTTCGATAAGCGCTGAAAACCCCTGATCAAACGCTGGCATTTGACCATTAATACCATTTGCGATATTATCGTGCATATCCCAGCCGCCATAAGTTAATGTAATAAATCTAGCTCCAGCTTCAGCTAGTCTACGGGCTAGGAGCATCCTTGCTCCCGCCGTATTTCTTCCATATTTGTCTCTTGTTTCTGGAGATTCTTGATCTAGCTTAAATGCTTCTTGAGCATGTGTACTTGCAATTAAATCATAAGCTTTTTCATAGAAAGAATTCATAGCTTTAACAGAATCATCTTTATTTTTCTGTAAAAACTTTTTATTCACACTCTCAAGAATATTTTGTCTTTGTCTAAATCTATCATAATCAAGGTTGTTTGTCAAGTCCCTGACTTTGAAATTTTGATCAGCAGGATCAGAACCAAGGCTAAATCCAGCAAAAGAATTGCTTAAATAACCAGTTCCAGCAAATTCATTTGGTTGATTTGGAATACAAATATACGGAGGAATACTGCTTCGTGATCCAAACTCATGAGAAACAACAGCGCCAATAGAGGGGTATTGAATCGCTGGACTTGGACGATATCCAGTAAAAACATTGTGCGCTCCGCGTTCGTGAGCAGCTTCTCCGTGTGTCATACTACGAATTATAGTTAACTTATCTGTAACTTTAGCTGTTTTAACCAGTTTTTCGTTAAGTAGTATTCCTTCAACCTTTGTCTGAATACTGTTCATTGGCCCACGGTATTCAATAGGAGAAAGGGGTTTTGGATCAAAACTCTCTTGAGCCGCAATTCCTCCCGGCAAATAAATAAATATGACGCTTTTTGCTGGCCCCTCAGAACTTTTATAATTCTTAATTTCTCCAAACGCTGAATTTACACCAATTGCCCCAAGGGCTGTGGCTTGTATAAAACTTCTTCTGCCAATATAAGCGTCAAACATTTTAAATCCCTTCTTTGAACATTCTTGACGGCGGTATTAGTTGAAAAATTACAGTATCTTCATTTTCAATTTTAGCTGCCCTATCTGGAATTTGTGGAATTGGTTTCTTTTTATGATATTCTGAAATATTATAAACAACCAAACACAATGACAAACACAAGCAAAATCCCAACAAAAAATCTTTCATGTTTTATTTCCTTAGCCCGGAGCCTCGTAATAACCTATATTAAATCCCGGATTAGTACATTTTTTTATAGTTTCTTCAATACCATGCTGTTTTAAATGCTTCTCTATATATATACACATTCTTTCGTCTGTTTCAGGCCAATAAGTTTTGTGAAAATGGCATAAAGTTCTACATTTAAAGTTAGACCTTGAGGGGTCGCACGGTTTTGGATTTATATTATTTTTTATCTCATTAAATCTATGTTTTAACTTTTCTAGGAATCTTTTTTCATCTTCTGGACCAAAACAAATGCTAAATGGTTTTGGGTCAACTTTTCCTTCTTGATCCTTATAAAAGAAGATGCTCATTATTCTATGTGGAAAATTAGGGTAAAGTTTGGAAATTGCATAAAAATAAAGCAACAATTGTGCATCATTTTCTAGCTTTTTGTAATTCTTTACTTCGCCTGTGGCCCAATCCATGCGGCGTCCAGTTTTCCAGTCTATAACCTCTATTGTATCATTGCTAACAAGGGTTGTCAAGTCAATTGTGCCTTTTATTGCCAATTGTCCATTAACTTTTTCTCCATTTATTTCGTATTCAAATTTTGCCCACTCTTCTTCTATCGGAATGTCAAAGTGGGCTTCTGGATGATAAATATTTCTATATCTTGGATCAAACTGACCAGAATTAAATGAAGTAAACGTAGCAACAGTTTGTGCTACTGATTTTTTATCAGACTTGGTAAATTGATTCTTTGACTTGTTTGAATAAGCGTTGAAGCTTAAATCCACCAATTCGTCAACAAGATTTTGCGTTAAAAGTTCATCCTTTTTGTAGCTAATAGACCCAACAGTGTCGTCGTCAACTTTAAGATATGCTTTTTTAGGATTATCTTGCTGATATTTTTTCAAACCAGCCAACAACTCCATTACTTTGTGAGCCATTGTTCCAAGGTCTGCTTTTTTGCCAGAATCGGATATATAGCCTAAGACATACGTAATGAAATATTGCATTTGACAATAATCATAATTGTTGTAACTGCTGCTTCTTATATATGTTACTATCATTTAAATTTCCTAAATTGTAGTATAAAACTTGTCTAGCTCATTGCATAAATCTTGTATTTCTCCTATATTGTCAATAATCTTTGTAAACTTAGATTGATCAAAATTTTCTGGATCAATAGACTTTTCACTTGTGTGAGAGTCAACATCAGAGTTTCTATTTAGCTTGATAACATAACCACTTTCTTCTAAGATAGAATTTACTTCGTTTGGGAATCTAACGTCAGCAATAATAGCGAGTTTGCTTTTTTCACGTTTGATTCTTTTCATTGTGTTTTTTACCCACACTGGCGACCAAATTTTTCTCATAATTTCGGTGCCAAAGAATTGCATAAATTCACGGGCGGTCATTGGACCAGCGTTATGAAATATCAATACTTCAGCTAGACATGGGTTTGCTTCGCACGACAATTGATACATATCTTCATCAGTATAAACTCCGGGCATATTCTCCCACAACAAATGTTCTTGAATTTGATTTTTTTGCTCATCTGTTCCATATAAACATTCGTATGGAACGTCAAATAAATCCATACATATTTGCTTTAAAGAGTCTGCAAAGCTATATAACTTTACATAAGGCCACAAGTTTTGCTCTGCATATTCTATAAACGTATCATCTTTTCTTGTTACATCAAATTCTCCCCATCCAATTCTACCCGAAGAATCTGACGTTTGAATAATAAGCTGACCTTTTTCGTTTAGTTGAAAATCTTGTACAGAACCAATTTCTTTCATTGTTTTTCCATGAAAAAAATTAGCAGAGGTATTCTTTCCAGACTGTTTCTTTCCAGCAATTCCAATAATAGTTGTCATTAATTAAATTCCTTTAAAGATAAAAGTGTTGATTGAAAGTTAAGTTTTGTTTTTGCTTTCCAGTTTTGATACCAATTTTGAATTCTTTCTGTAGTTTCATAAACGCCAGATTTAACTATTTGTTTATAAACCTTTGGTAAATCGTCCCAATACTTTATTTTTGGTATGGGAGAATCATACCCATAAATTCTATTATGGTATTCAAAGTCATGATACTGCATTATCACTGGAATAGAATTTGATTCAAGAATTTCGCACATTCTAAAAACTTCTGGATGGCATCCCCCCATCGGGCATGGACAAATAACAGACTGTGAATATACTTCAACCTGCTTGTCTACTGATATACAATCTTCAGACATCCACCCAGATGTTTCATGAATAAAACAATCGCCCATAGACTTCATAATAGAAATCACATCTTTTCTATCATTTTTAGAAGAGTCGCCAATAAACGTTGTTTTGTATATCTTATTATAATTTACTATGTTTTTATTATTCAAAAATCCATTCTGCCAGAATATTGGAAGTTGCGTTACTTTATCGCAGTCGAAAACTGGGTGCCAATAGTTTCTAAAAATATGATTTGGGTTTCCATAATGTGCTTCAATTGCTGAATCTATTTCTGACTCTGGAAAGTTCGCAACTCTAGGATAATAAGCCCACATCCATTCATTTGACATATGAAATAAGGCATATGGACAACTCAGTGAACTTACAAAATTTTTCACATCCTCCGAAACCATTTGTCTGGTTGAACTATAAATTACTAAAACATTGGTAAATGTTGATGGGTCATCGTCTACGTTTTTTATTTCGTAATTAAATCCATCTAAAAGAAAATCAAACGTTGATTCACGTTCAAACGCTTGATCTGATATAAAAGATACAACTTGCAACATTAATAAGTTCCTTTTAGGTCTTTCAATATATTGTCTTTAATATAATCAACAGATGTGTCGCCAACGTCTTTTTTATTCAAATTTGGAAACTTTAAACTAAACATCCTATTAAACCATCTCATTATTTTAATTTTTGATTCTCTGCCAGCCTGATCATTATCTGTCAAAATAATTAAAGTTGTTATTCCACTATTGAGAAGTATTTCTTTTTGTTGTTCTGATATTTCTTTTCCAAAGAGTCCAACGCAATTTTCTACACCAGCCTCATACATCCTCCATACATCGCCTTGACCTTCTACAATAAATAAGCTGCGTTTTGTTAAGGCTTTGTCAATTGCTCGGTGATAATTATAAAAATAGTTTTCCTTCTTAAAACCTCGTGAAATTAAAAACTTTGGTGTTATGAATTCTTTTGTTGATCTTGCTATATAAGCTATCTTTTCGCCAGACGCAGAGTGAATTGGAATTATCGCACGATTAAACAAATGAGATTCTCTATCTTCACAATCTACAACACCAAAATGTTCTAGCGTAGATTTTTTAAATCCCCTAGACTCAAAGTATTTTGAAGTTGATCCACTTGGTACATAAAAAGTATCTTTAATTTCAACGCTTGTGTTTTTCTTAAAAATATTTACAAGTTTACAAAACTCGTCTTCTTCCTCTTTTTTTGGATCAGGAGTTGTTAAGGTAACATCTTTTTTTGAGTTAAGATTATAAACATTGCATATATGCTTTAATGCTTCTGAAAAGTTATCAGTCTTGAGACATCCTTTTACGAATCCAAAAATATCAGAACTGTAATGCTCTTGACATCCTCGCGTCCAACATCTCCACTTTTCTTTCTGCAAAGAAATGGACAACCCATTAGGATTGTCACTTGCTTCATGTATTGGACACTTCATAAATATATTATCGTCCAGAAGCGAATATTCCAAGCTAAAACTATCTAGTAATGGAAAAATATTTTGAAATACAACTTCTTTTACTTTATTAAGATTTAGCTTATTCTTCGTAGTCTTCGTCAAAGTCTTGCTCTGATCCATCTATTGCTCCGTTTGTCAATCTTCCAACTACAACTTCATCTCTGCTTCGCAATTCTTGTAACTTAGAGTGTGAACCAATCATATTCATGTTGATGTAATTACCATCTGATAGTCCGGGTCCGTGTCTGGCTTTGAGTGTAACCAATTTTCTGTTTCCAGCATTTGGTCCATCTTCGGCTAGTTCTTCGTCTGACTTGAGTTTAAAAATAGAAAAAGATGTACACAACCAAATGAGTCGGTCAGAACCGCTCACTGCGTCTGTTGATTCTTTTGTTATACCATCTCTGTTTAGCTGAACAAATGATAAACATGGAAAATCATATTTAACAGCCAGATTGTGTAGATTTGTAATTTGAAAACCTAGTGCTTGATATTCCTGAATATTGTTTGTAATCGAACTAGATGACATCAATTTTAAATAATCATAAATAACCAAACAGTCATTGGTTCTTCCATTTTCGTCTTGACCAACTTCACGCAATATCCAGCGCTTTATTGTGTTTAGAATCGTCTCAAATGGCGCTCCGGCAACACTCACATATGTATATGGAATGTTTCTGATTTCTTCCATCGCTTGTCGTACTTTTATAGTTTTCTCATCGCTTTCAGAAAACTTTCCAGTAGCAATTTCTTCTAGCGGTATTCCACTAATGTTTGATAGAATTCTATTTAGATGATCTTCTTTTGACATTTCTGTATCAAGCATAAGTACAGGAATGTTTTTTCTGGCGTTATAAATAGCCACATTATCGGCGAATACAGACTTGCCAACGCCGGGACGTGCTGATACTAGATCAACACATTTACGCCGAAGTCCACCGCCAATCACAGTATCAAATCTAGGAAAACCGCTGGGCAATCCAATTTGATCGCACTTGTTTTCAATCAAATATTGAATATATTCATCAATATTTTCGCCGAGTTTTTCTGGGTTTTGACCAGTTTCATCATCGCGTAAAAAATCCATCAATGGCATTTCAACCAAACTAATGATTTCGTCAATAGTTTCGTCGCCATTTATTTGGCTGATGTCGCTTTCTATTTTCTTGGCTACACGCTGAGCATTTCTTGCAAACTCATATTTCTTTATTTGTGCAGCAAAGTAAAGAACATTTTCCTTTTTCACAGGAAAGTTCATAAGAGAGTTAATATATTTCAACTCTTTTTCAGTATTTATTGCTTCTGAAAAATTTAATTGAGAAGCAGCAGCTAAAATAGATGGTACATCTACAGACGCTTCATTTTGAAGAACTTTTTCAATACATTTGTATATTATCTGATTGTTTTGATTAGCAAATGTTTCATGCGTAATCAAATCAGAAATTTCAACATAGGCTTCTAAGCCATAACTGAATAGAGATGCAAGAACCGCTCTTTCTGATCCAGTATCTGAAAGATTCATTTGTTACCTTCCGGTGCATCGATTGCATCTATGAAATTCACCAAAAACATTGGATGAGTTTTGCTTAAACTCTTTTCCACAAATATGACACTCTAGAGTTACTTTTTCTGGAGGCTTCCTGTTTCTTGGCGTAATTTTTTCTTGAGGCGTTATAATTTCTTTGAATTCATCGCCGCTGTCGTGCCATTCATTTCTTTTAAATCTCACTGGAGTTTTCCTGTTATCACTGTTTTGACTTTTTGTTACGGTAAAGTCTTCATTTACCACCACTAAAGGATTGCTTGAGGAAACCGCTTCCTCTTTATTGTTTTGTTTGACTGTTTTTGGTTTAACAGTTTTAGTAGTTTTTTTGGCTCTTGTGGTTTTCTTCGGTTTGTTTTCTTCAACATTTGAAGAATTCATAATGCTTTCCATTAACTTTTGCTTTTGCTCATTAGACAAAGACAAAAAGAATTCATCAAAATTACTCATCTTCTCTTTCCTTTTTCTGTTAATACTTCTGCTTTTTTACGTACATTATATTCTCTGCTCTTGATATTTTCAAGTCTGCCTTCTGCGGAAATCTTCCAGTCATTTATTCTAGAAACCAATTCATTGTTTCGCATTATAGTAGCAACTTTAAATTCGTACTTATCATATTTATCCCAATGTTCATCCTGTATGCAGTGGGAGATTATCTTTTGTAGATTATTCTCGCACCATCTAACGACATTTTCACATTTTGCCCGCTCTTTTGATAAGTGATCAATGTACTGATAAAGTTGAAAAGAATGATTAAAGCATTCATCTTGAGTCAACTTGTCTAACTGTTCAAGGGTAAAACTTTCAGAAATAGCAACCTGCTCGTTAATTTCATGTGGTACAATATTTTTTGACGTTATATATTCATCAATTCCATTTAAAAACGATTTTAGCTTTTCATCGGCATTCAATTTGTTGTCTCCATAAATCAATATTATCTGAATATTTTAATTCGATAAGATTGATATTATTTATTTCACACCATTCTAGTTTAATTTTATCTCTACGTTTAGACATAGCAAATTCAGCTTTTGATTTATGAAAAAATGGAATATACTCGTAATGTTGCTGTCCATGAACTTCAACCCCAAGCATAGCACTTGGTATCAAAAAGTCAAGAAATAAAACAGATTTTTTACTGGGAAATCTTGATCCGGGTAATTTTACTTCTTCGAGAACAGAATATCCACTAAAAATTTCTCTCAAAAGATTTCTAGCAGCTATGTGATATTTTGATCTCTTCTTTGAATCATCTTCTCTAACAATATATTTACCCAGATCAAGAATATATTCCTTCTTGTTTAAACCTTTTACTTTCATTTTACAGATAGAATCTCTTTAACGTTGTCATAAAGAAGGTCTCTGAGTTTTTCATTCTTCTCAAGGAAATCTGACAACTTTGACATACCTTGGAACTTAAACAGTTTTTCAACTGCTTCGTCGTCTGAAACCTCAACGTTGTTATCTTTTATAACCTTTAAGACAATTGGGTCTGTCTTGTTTTTAATCGCAAACTTAATAGTATACCAAGCTCCAGCTTTATCTATTAGTGAAAAATCAATTGCCGACTGAGCAACTTCTTTGGTTTCATCAATTCCAATTCCATACCTAATCCAACTTTCAGTTGTTGTGTTTGGAATTCCACCAGCAGCAGAAGTTTTAATAATCCAGTTTGCTACTTGACCAATTTCTCTTTGGTCACTATCTGTTTCCCACTTTCCACGGTGGGTAATAACCATATTTGTCCCAGCTTGATACTGAACCATGTTTCCAGAGTCTGCCATCTTTGTTGGACTCCATTTACTGCCGCCAGTATTAGCAATGTTATGCAAGATAAATATTACAATAGCTCTGTTTCTTGCAACATCTCCGCTAATACGTTTTAGAAACATGGACATCAATCTTGGTAAAGCATTTCTAACGCCAGTTCTAATTTCTCCTTCGAGTTCCTCTTGCGGAACCATATTTGAGACAGAATCTACAATTCCAACAAAATTTGGAGTTCCTTTAATATGCGCTTCTAATGCGTTTAAATACATTTCAGCAGACACAACCGGTGTTTTATCTGAAGGTTGAACAATCTTAATATTGTCAATATCCAAGCCTTTAATACCTTTAAAGTTTTCCTTTGTTAGTCTACCTTCTGTATTAAAGTAATAAATTTTCTTTCCAACTTTTTGGGCTTTCGAAGCAAAGTAAAGTGCCGTTGTTGTATTGTGAGTAACATTAAAACTATCAGTTAAATAAAGATGATCTGGATGATCAATAAAAATACATTGGGTTTCTTCTTTTCTAACAAGTTCAACTTTTCTTATAGTTTTAAATAATTCTGACTTTGTTTGTCTTGAACTAAATCTTTTACGATTAATTTTAAATAACTCATTAATATCGTTTCCAGATATACATAGCCTGAAAGACTTAAATTCTTTTCCGTTACGCTTAGTGGTTCTTTCTTTTGTTTTAACCATGTATCCAAGTGATCTTAGTAATTCTGAAACATGAATACTCAAACCGTACGAAACTGTGCTGTATTCTGCTGACTTACCTTTGTTATTGTAACCGTCAGTGTCCATCAATCCACGAATTAATTCAAATCTATGATTTATAGATGAATAAAGATAGTGTTGTGGTATAAATTTTGAACTTGATTTTTTGCCCATAAGATTTAAAGTTCTTAACTTATTAGTTAAGTTATTAACATTATTAGCGTGTCCAACTATAGAGTAGTCATATCTAGACTTGTGATGAATTTCTAAGCCATTGCTATTAGCGTAATTCTTAAAGGCTTGTAAAATTTCATCGTCTGCTGTAGTGATAATAGGAGTTCCTTGTAACAGTCCTCCGTCTCCAATTAAACATCCTAGTATATACGGGTCTATTTCAAGGTTTTTTGCATTAAAATAAACGGGTTTACACATAGGGATTTTCCACTTTGGTCTATCATTAGAAAATAAACCTTCTTCTATTATTTGACTCAATGGAAGAACTAACCATTCATCATTTCTTCCGTCATAATTTTTACAAACTTTCCATAGATGATCTATACCGCATTCAGCAAATGTCCCATCATTAAATGATACTTTGTAAACATCTTTTAATCCTTGTGGATAAATTCCTTTTACTTTTGCGATTCCGTCTGGAGTACAAACTAAATCTGCAATTTTTAACGAACCCATTTTAACTGGTCCGTCTGGAGTGTAAACCGTTGCAGACAAAGGTTGATCCTTACCAGTCTTAGGGTCGCCAGTCATAATTACGCAACTTCCCTCGCGCAATCCGCCCCCAAGCGCTATATCTAGATTTGGAGAAATACCAATAACATTATAAGTTTCCAAATCTGCAAGTACCTTTGATCCTTCTTCAATGATATCTCCGTATTTTGAGCATATTTGATTGCTTACAATATCATCGTCGAATTTTTCACTCTTCTTTTTTGCCGCCATCTAAACCTCTCAGTTTACTTAGTGTATTTTTATTTCCAAAAGTCTTTTTTCTAACTGTTGCAGATTCATTTACTTGAATAGGTTTTATTTCTTGTTGCTGTTTACTTTTTTCAATCTCTTGATATTTCTTAAATATCAGAGTACACTTTTTATTGCTTAAAGAAAAAATGCTTTTAAAGTCGTCAGAAGTAATAGCCTTAATAACGACAGATTCTCCATATTCATTTATAAGTTTATCTGCCATCATTTTTTGTTTTAAAAAAGTCCAACTCCAAGGTTTCACGTTCCAAAATTTGTATGGAAGCGAACCAGTGTTTTTGAATTGTGCATTTTTAAGACACATTAATTCAGCGATATACTGAGAGCAAGTACAATAGTCACCAGTTGTTTGATGTTTATACTTGCTCTTATCAGTTCTTTGTCTTTTTTGGATCATAAAGCAACGCTTCTTCAAAACATTCCTCAATATCGTCAATCAATTCTTTTTCAACAACAAGCTCGGGCAAAACCCACATATTTTTGTAAACTTTGCCATTTTTTAAAGTTCCGGTAGTGTAATAGTCTTTGCTTTTTCCACCAAACTTTCCCATAACAGACCTTATCAAATAAACAGCTTCTGCATCTGATAAATCAATATCAACTTTGTGAGACCTGTATTGTAACGATAGTTCATTTACAAACAAGCCTTCATTTTGACATTTATCTTTTACAGACAACCACGCATCAAAAGTGTCATGATAGAACTCTTCGCCATTTGTTAACACTCCTCGTATCCAAATGGCGTCTTTATTAGTTCTATATTTTTCAAGCCATTTACTCTGACTCATTTTTAATCTTCGTAATACAAGAGGGTCGTGCAGCTTGACCTCTACTACTTATCTTAATAGTGTCAGCAAGAGTAGAAGCATTTTCTGTCATAACAACAGTTCCATTGTGAACAGCCATTTGAGATGCGGCGTTAAAGATATCTGTTGTTGTTCCAGTTTTTGCTTCTGTTTGACGGTCTAGCTTTATTCCTATTCCGTTTTTCTTACAGTAAATAACATGTTTTTCAACCAAAGCCTGCGCCCGATGTAATTCGGTTGCTAATGAATCAATAGATTGTTCATTCCACTTTTGTTCGATGTAAAACTTTTCGGCTGTGCCCAGCGGTCCCTTTTTCATTTTTGTCTCCATTTAGTTTCCGTTCATAAACATTCTTTGAGCTTTTGTCATGTAAATCATTTTCTTTGTTGACAAAAACATCATATAAAAATCAAAAACATCTTTTTGAACTTTCTTCATTTTGATGTCTTTGTACTTTTCTCTTGACTCACTGATAGAAGATGGGTTGAAAAGAACATTTTGATACACACTTATATAGTAGGAAGTAAGGTCATCTTTTACAACTACTTTTGCGTAAAATTTTTGATTTTTCTGATCTTTTCCTATTTCTTGACCATCTCTGTTGAAAATTAATTCTTTGCCCTTGTTTTTTTCTACAAATGGACTACTTATAAATTCCATTATTTCCCCTCTAAAATATATTTGGCTTTTTGTTTTTTTGACATTTTACCTATTTCTTTTGAAGAAACTTGCTGATTACTTTTATACCAAGGGGTTTCTTCTTTGGGTTCAGATTCTGCTTGTTTGTGTTCCTGCTCCTTTATTTTATTTTTATTGGTTTTATAATTACTAGCAGCTAATTGTCCAATAGTTTTTACCTCTTTGACGAAAACCGTTGGAGCATGTATAACTCTTTGAAGAGTTTTTTTACCACATTCCTTACAAGATTTAATAGGCTTATCTTTTACAGACTGTTTAACGTCAGTTAGAACAGCTTTACAGTTGGAACATTCATAGTCGTAAAAAGGCATTATTCCTCCAAGGCTTTTAAAACTTCTCCGATTATGCCATTTCTCTGAATGTCTTCATAAGTCAAGAAGCAACAGGATATTCCCTTGATATTTTTCAGTTTATCAATTACAATTTGTAGTCCACTCTTTGACTTTATATCGGTTTGTTTTGTGTCACCATTGATTAAAACTTTTGATTCTTTACCCATTCTGGTTATAAACAGTTTTAATTGTTCAATTGTACAATTTTGCGCCTCATCCAAAACCAAATACGAGTAATCAAATGTAGAACCGCGCATAACTTCTAATGGTTCGTAACGAATTTTTCCTTCGTTAAAATAGTGACCATAGTAAGTTCTTCCAAGAAACTTTTTGAAATTTTCTTCCATAGGTTTTAAGTATGGTTGAATCTTTTCATTTAATTCTCCGGGTAAAGAACCAATGTCTTTTCCAGAGCAAACCAAGGGTCTTGTTACAATAATTTGGTCTACGTGACCGTCATGAAGATCGTTACAAGCCATTCCAGCGGCTATAAAAGATTTGCCAGAACCAGATGGTCCGGTGCAAAATATAACGTCGTTTTCTATAATCGCGTTAATATAATCTTCTTGATTTTGAGTCTTTGCTTCCACCGGAAGTATGTTTTCAGGAAGTTTATCAGAACTTCTGATTATTCTTTCTGAGCTTCTGGTGGTTCTTTTGGACCTTGTTTTTCTTGCATTTCTTGCGTTTCTTCTAGGCATTTTAAACCTTTAACTATTAAATGATGAAAGTTATTCCTTGACAAATACTCCATCTACCATTTTACCTTTTCGATCTTTAATTTCGTTGTAAGCTGAGGATAAACAATCTTCAAGTGAAACATTGTTTCTCTCGCAAATATTTATCATTACAACCAACATATCACCAATATCATCCTTGATATCTTTTTGTTTGCATACACTGTCTGATAGTTCTCCGAGTTCTTGAGCCAACTTTAATGTTTGATCTTTATCGGTCGAGCCACTAATAAGATTTCTATCGTGATGCCATTGGATTGTTTTTTGAATCAATTCCGTCAAACAGTTTGTCATTTTGCTTCCTTTTGTAGATTCTTTAAAAGAATATATATAATTTTCCATTAATTGATCTGTATATTTTTTCATTATGATTCACACGAAGTACATGTAAGAATTGAACGTGCTAATTCTTGAGCAGGATTTGCACTTCGTTGATAATAGAATGTTTTAATTCCCATTTTCCATCCGTCTATTAAAAGGGTACTCACTTCTTTGGGAGATGTATTTGGAGGAATCATTAAATTTAAAGACTGTGACTGGTCTATATATTTTTGTCTTTGAGCGGCTTGTATAACAATTTCCTTTTGGGAGATTTCTCCAAAAGTTTTAAATACATCTTTTTCGTCATCTGACAGAAAATCTAAATGCTGAACAGAGCCGCCTTTTATCAAAATACTTTTCCAAGTTTCATCGTCATTTTTATCATACTTTTTCAAAACTTCTTTTAAGTATGGGTTTTTATATGTGAACTTTCCTTTTGCTAAATTTTTAACAAAGTAGTTTGAATTTAGCGGTTCTATAGATGGACTAACTTGACCCAATATAAACGAAGAAGATGTAGTTGGTGCAACAGCAAGAGTTGTTACATTTCTTCTACCAAAACCTTTTAGTAATTCTGGCTCGCCAAAAGTTTTAGCAAGTTCTTCTGACGCTTTATCTGCCTTAGTTTTAATAGTTTGCCATACGTCTGAGTTTAGCAGTTTTGCCTGCATAGACTCAAATGGTATCATCTTGGACTGAAGAAATGAATGCCACCCTAAAACTCCCATTCCCAAGGCTCTTTGCGTCATCGCAAAATTTCTTGCAGTCTCCATATATTTCATGTTATGGGTTTTGATTATAAATTCTTCGTTTACGGCGTCTAAAAAATAAATTAAGGTTTCAACAGCGTCGGTTTCTTTTATTTCATCCCAATGCAGCAAATTTAGAGAAGACAAAACACATACAAAAGAATTTTCTTCGTCAGATTTAAGTGTTATTTCGGAGCAAAGGTTACTAGCTTTAATTTTTATATTATTAGCTTTATAAACTTCTGGAGAATTATTATTTACATTATCAGTAAAAAATAGATATGGATATCCAGTCTCAAATCTCTTCTGAATTATTTTTGTCCATATTTTTCTTTTCTCTTTATTTCCTTCTATCAGCTCATTCATAAAATTATCGCTGATAGTAACACCAATGCTCATATTTTGTATTGGATGACCTTCAGAGCGAACCTGTAAAAACTCTTCGATATCTGGATGTTCTACTGGTAAATATGCAGCAAACGATCCTCTGCGAGCCTGTCCTTGGCTTACTACGTTGGATATAGAATCATAAATTTCCATAAAATGAACTGGGCCGCTGGATTCTCCCCCAACACTTATCTTGGCTCCTCGCGGTCTAAGGTCTCCAAAATACGCAGATGTTCCGCCTCCCATTTTGGACATTATACCAACTTCACAGGCTTTTGTTAAAATTCCCTCCATTTTGTCTGGAATATAAGAATTAAAACATGACACCGGAAGACCTCTTTTATTTCCAAAATTGGTCCAAACAGGAGTTGCTAAAGAGTAAAATCCTTTTGCCATGTATGATTGAAATTTATCTGAAAACCCAGAGATTCCCAGTATAGACTCAGCGCTGTCGGCTATATCTTTGATTCTTCGCTCGGGAGAAATTCCATCTTCTAGATATCCCCGTTCCAAAAAGGTGCGAGAGTGTGAGTTTAACCAATAATAATCTTTGTTCATGTATTTTTCCATTTGTACAATTGTTTAAAATAAATCTTCTTCAGAGAAGCTTTTATTTTTCTTAGCATACTCTACAGGGCGACTGTGAAAAAAGTCTGACATATTGTTGCCAAGAATTTGCTCGTCAAACCAAGAAGTGCTGCTCAATACGCTTTTGTCTATATCAAATATTTTTTTATACCCTATTTCAGATAAAGACTCGTTCATTCTATTTTTTATAAAACATTCTAGAATATTGATATCAAGTTTATCATCAGAAAAATCACCAAGAATCCACTTGATGATAGCCATTTCATATTTTACGGCGCTTTCTGTTTCTTCTAGGATTTTGCTTTCTAGTTCAGAATCAAACAACTCTGGATATTCTTCCTTGATAACGTTGATCAACTTTATGCCTATCATGGCGTGTAAAGTTTCTTCTCTAGAAGTATATTCTATTTGCTTGTTTGTATCTTTTAAATAGTTTTTAAATCTACCAAACCAAGATATTACATAGAACTGTGAAAACAAAGCAATGTTTTCAACGAAAAGCGTAAACAGTATCAACGAGTAAATAAACTGTTTTTTGTTGTCTTGATGGAATTTGTGCAAATACTTTCTTAGGTAATTGACTCTTCCTTTAATTATGTCAAGTTTAAGTATATCATCAAAAGCATTGTCTATACCTAAAACTTCTAGCAATCTTTCGTAGGCGTCACCGTGAATCACTTCGGTGTTTGCCATTACATATCCCATGTCTATAATAGACGGATGTGGGAGATTATCGCCAATTTTTGCCCAGAATTTTTTTACAGAAATTTCAAGTTGCCCAATAGTAGCAAGGGCTTTAACTATTATCTGTTTTTCTTCTTCTGACATTGAGACTCTAAAGTCTTGAATATCACTTTGGAAATTGAATTCTCTGTGAGTCCAAAACCCATTGTGCATTCCTTCGATAAATTTTTGAGTCCATGAATAATTATCTGGCTTTCTACTAATTTGTTCGTCAAATATCATTTACAACTTTTCCCCTCAAATTTTGTACTCAATCTTTTTTTACTATTAGATTGGCGATCCAGTTTGCTATTACTCTTATTATTACAGACAGAAAAATTGTTGTTAGCAATCCGCCCTTTACTTGGCTTCTGTCAAAATTATCTTGTATGTATCTTGAGCATTGTTTCTTGGCTATATTCTGATTTAATCTGTATAAATCTTTACCTACTACTTTAGTCCAATCATGCCCTAATTCCAAGCACAAATCTGCAATTTTTTTATTTTCTGGAGAAGATGAATATGTTTCTTGTATCATTCCAGAAATTTGTTCTTTATTCATTTAGTATCCAATCATACTTAAATGGGATGTCTGGAAAACTATCAAGTTCTAAGACGCCTCCCGTACTTGATAAATCAATGGCAGACAGCGACAAAGAAAATGTTACAAACTTTTTTAGTGTTACCGTTGGTTTGTTTTTTGGAAAAGATATCTTTACGGATTCATTCGAAACAGAAATATTTACATCTGTTGGATTTTGCATTTTAATATTTAGGTTTGGTATTTGCAAGCCCTTTTCCGAAAAAAGGGATTTAACTTTTTCCAAAATGTCTTGTACATCTATCATTTTATCACCTGTTTTAATTTACTCAGCATAGCATCTGAGTTGTAATACCCGGTATAAGTTTGTATTGGCGTACTGAGATTATCAGATTTGAACAGTAAAATTGTTGGATAATTCTTAACTTTAAAATAAGAAAAATATTTTTTGTATTCTTGGTTTTCTTCTTCGAACGTATAAAGTTTTATCTTTTCTTTGTCAAAAAAATTTTTAACATCTTCATTTTGCCAAGTGTTTTTCTTTAACAGTTGGCACGGTCCACACCAGTCTGCCCCAAGATGATAAATTACATATTTATATTTTTCAGAAACCTTGTCGCTAGTTTTTGCTTCAGGTTCTGATTGTTTAATAACTGGCTGTTCAACCTGTTGAATTTGTTCGGGTTCTTGTGTTTTTGTTTTTGAACAATTGCAAGTGCCCGGACATGGACAAGGTGTTTTATGACCGTCTCCATGAATAATAACTTTGGTTCCACCGCATTCGCATTTTGATTCATTGTTTTTATTGTTTTGCTTGTTTTCTTCATTTACCACAAAAGCTATATAACCTTCGTTTCTAACAGCATCAAACGCAAAAGCTTTTTTTGTTGTTGGAAATTGTATTTTGTCAATAGGAGCAGTAGATATTAAAAATATCGACAACACTATAAACGAGGATAATTTCATTATATAATCCTTGTGTTGATTGTTCTGGGTTTAAAACCTTCATAACCACTAAATGCCCAGCAGTCTCCAGTTTTAAGAATTCTTCGCTCAAGTTCTTCTGCGTCAACCCAAAACGATCCATCTGGTTGATCATTGCGCTTTGGTCCAGCTATCCAGTTTGCTCCCCAACTATTTTGTATCAATGCTCCGGGACGCTTGTATTCATCGTCTACGCCCAGAATACTCATTTGATGACCCCACGAGCCTTCTGGTTTAGAAAATCCCTCAGAATCTCTAAACTGTGAAAACCCTTGGTTGCTTGCAATAGTCACCGCGTAACCATTACAAATCAAGTCTCTTACTTCTTCATACGAATTAACTTGAGAAATAGTTATTACTGAGTGTTGTTTTTCTATTTCTAGAAATTCTGGAGGTAGTTGGTATCCTGCTTTTCCCCATGCCTTGGCTCTTTCGCCGCTATAGTTTGTTAGATCAACACCTCCGTATTTTCCTCTGGCTACACATCCGTATTGATTCACATATTTTGCAGCCCAAACACCAAGTGAGCCATCTTCGTTACCAAGTTGACCTTTTCCAATTATATTTCTGCTGCCCCAATAAATATCTTCTGTGGCACTTTCAGACACCCATTCTTCAAAATCCTTGTTGATATAAATATCGACAGCTTTAATGGCATCTACTGCATAAGCAGCGCCCATAGAAACACAGTTATGTATTCCATAACCATTACATATAAACGAGTGATCTTCTTCTACTCCTATACAATATACATGATCAGTTTCTGGTTCAACTATTTCTATTTTAGATATTCTTGCCGCTCTACCATATTTTGTGATCTGTTTTTGATTTATTTTTATATCAAGAGATTCTTTGGTTAAAGTATCTAATCCACAAAATACATTAAGTGAAAACGATTCTTTGCTATGTTTATAAGCTTTTCTTTTTTGGATAGAACAGTTTATGTCGATAGAATTTGCTATTTGAAACATGTCATATATTAAATCTTCTGAAACAGAAACTCCTACTCTATTTTTCCACCCATCCCCGTCCATCCATCCAGATAAAATTTGGAGTTTGTTTTGTTTAGTAGTTATTAATAGACTTTTATCTAATTGTTTATTATAAACATTACCAGTGCATAATTTATTAAATAATGAACTAATAATATGATTTTGAATTCTTACATATAATACTGATGGTTTTGATGGAACTGAAGATATAATAGCATCAAAATCAAAAATATCTTTTATGTAAGATTTTATTTTATTTGCCAATAACACTTCTTTGGACGATAAATTAAAAGTAATTCTTCCATTATCTATTCCTCCTTCTGCGGCGTATATACCAATTAACCAACAAAGCTTTTCATCTAAATTAATAAATCTATTTATTTCTTTAGAAGAACCTTTGCTTCTTATTTTTCCAGTAGATACTTTTGATGTTCTTAATTTTTTAAAGTCAGATTTGTCAGTTATACATTCTGAATATAAGTCGTTTAGATCATACTTGTATTCATTTAGTGATGGGAGTTTTGGTAATAGGACATAATCTCCTTCGTTTAAAGCTGCTATAGCTTTCCATTCTATAGTTGACTTATCTCCTTTTTTACCTCTCCCGATATTTGGAAGATACATGTACAGGTGATCAGGGGTAGATTCTATTGGTTTTTTATAACCAGAAACATAAATTCTAACCATTTTTTTGTTATATGGCTTTTTTATAAAATCTATAACTTTTCTAGTGTTTCCATAAGGAGTTAATACATAGTCTCCTATTTTTATATCTTTTATCTGTTTTTCAGACCCGTCAAACATTCTAACCATAGAAGATGGATTTTGACAATCTCCAATTTTCTGGAGTCTTATTGGAAAAGTTCCCGCTACTTTTCTAATGATGTCATACAAAAACATTTTTTTGTTTTTGCCAGAGTCTTTAAAGTCTGCTATTTCTTTATATATACTAGAAAATACAGGGATGGGAAGATCACCCATCGCTTTTTCTACAAGCGGCGGATCGTCAACCCATCCACATAGATGTGTATAATCATTCATATTTAGTTGCCTCTGATAAATCTTCAAAGATTTTAGCGAATGCTTTTCTTTCAGATTGAGTTTTTAATTCCTTTGGTTTGTCGTAACCAACGGATATAAGATATTCAGAAACTCTGTCTGTGAATTTTGGATACTTTTCTCTGCTCCATCCGTAAGATGTTTGAACTTTTTGTAAAATTGGATCAAACTGAGAAGTAGTTCCAATAAAAACTGAATTATTTAAATATTCAGCAGAGCCAGAAAAAAGCTTGTGAATAACAAGTTTATCTTCTTTAGATTTAATGTTAGAAAATTCCTGTGCTACCTTTTTGATAGAGTCAGAATTGACTACATTGTTTATTGGTGTAGTATCTTTAATTGGTGTTTGAACTTTTACATCGCGACCAAAAGCTAAATACAAACACAGACACAAAATTATTGTGATACAAAAATTATGTTTGTGCATTTTTTTGTTCCTTTATCTTTAGATCAAAGAAAGTTGTGTTTAGCTTTCCAACTAGCTCTAGGGCTTCTGGACAGTTTAACTCTACACATCTGTTTCTTAGATAAACTAGACACTTAAAATCATCTAGTGATTTGTCTTGTTCTGCGTTTGTGTTTTCCATTTTGTCTTCTTCCTTGGTTGTTTCAAGATTTGTATTGGTTGTATCGTTATTTATATTACTGGACTTATTGTTTATAAGTTTTGACACTTTGTTTATTGCTTCAACAAGTTTTTCTTTATTTGAAGAATATAAAATAAAAATTCCGCCAACGCCAGAAACAAAAAGCTCAATATATTGCTTTATTGTTACTGCATCAGCGGAATTGTTAAATACATTAAAGCCAGACCAAGCACAAAAAACTAATAGTCCGATTCCTATAATATTGTCCATTATTATTCCTTTGTGAAATTTACTTTGTATTGTCTTTTGCCCACTTAACAACAGAATCAATTACCAAACTGGCAATGGGAACAACTAGTACCGCCGAAGGTCCTAGATCAACAGATGTTAGATGTTGTCCAACATAAGTTAATCCAGCAGCAACTGAAACTAGTGCAGCATTTTTACCAACTGCTAATAGGTCAGCCATATTAACTGAGAAAGCTTTGGAATTCATTTTATTCTCCGCTTAAAAAAGAAATGTGAATTAAAAATCCTCCATGACTATTTTCCGCAGTTTTATACGGATATCCTACTAATTTTATTTTTTCATCTTTATCGTTGTATGTTTCAAATTCTAATTTTCTACACATCTTTAAACAAGAGTTAAATTCGTGTAAAAAATTTTCTCTTTGATCGGCCCGTATATAACTAATCCAATCATAACCTTCCATATCAGACTGTGACTGACCAGTTAGTTCGTAAAACTTTTCGTTTATCCAAATCAAGTGACCATTTTCATCTGTTTCAAACAAGGCGTTGTCGTTGTAATGAAGAGAAGATTTTGATCTTTGTTCTATAATTTTCTGTGTTCGTTCTATGCGCTCACAGGTGCTTTTTAATGAATTAACAGTATCTTTAATAGATTTTCCACCGTTTGTAGTTACTTCTTTTTTTATTGTTTCAAGAGAACTTTTAATATCTTTATTGTCTTGACTTATATTCGTTAAAGGTTTTATTAACTTGTTCCAAGCAAAAACCAATGCGGTTATAAGGTAAGCAAGTATCTTAACAACACTATTCCAGTCGATATCCATGTGAACCTCTCTTTCAGCAAGAAAACCTCTGCCCCAACTTAGTCAGAGCAGAGGGTTCACTATAGATAACTTAGAACGATTCGTAAGAATCTTTAGCCTTATAGTAGTCCATTTTTGGAACAGTAGAGCCAAATTGATAGGTGAGTTCGCCCGGAACAGATAGTGTTCCAACGACCTCAGAAGCAACTGCGTCTGTACCGTCCATTGGATTGATATAAGTATTGATGTTTCCAGCACCAGCGCCTTTTGTGATGTAGGAATTCAAGCCAGAACTTGGAACAGCAAGAATGTTGATGATAGGAGTAGTTCCCTTTTTTCTATCAGAGATAGTTGGGAATGTTTGACCAACCATTGCCCCATTATAATCAGCACCGGCTGTTGCTAGAACTGTGTTTGAAACACCGCCAATAGTGCTGGTTTGACCATAGATAATCCATTCACTTGAACTAGCCTTATAAGCCAGTGTTCCAGTAGAAACCGCTTTTGCAACACCAATTCTGTCTGTGTACTGGCTACCAGTACCATCTTTTGCTACAACCAAAGAACCTAGTTGAGTATGCTCACCAGCCAGTGTATTTAGTTGCATAACTTTGGAAATTGGACCCGAAGTTGTGTCTGCATTTCCAGCGTTAGCAATTGTTCCACCGTTGTTTTTCTTGCTTGTAGCTGTGACTGCTGATACGCCATCTGTAACTTGAACCGTTGCCATGTTTTTCTCCAAAATAAAGTAAAAAAAATAATTAACAAAGTTTCCTGTTCCGGCAACTTCCTAGTTCCTAGATAACTATACACATTTAATTGAGCGCTAATTGAACATTTTCAATAGTTTGTATAATTTTTGTCCTAATAGTTTCTATGCTTGCATTATACTTGGTGGCAATTTCTTTTGTTGTATAATTATACAAATACTTGTCGATCACCATCTGCCCGTCTGGCTCCTTTTCAAGAACTTCCATAACTGAAGAAAGTTCTATATAATTTGAAGCTGGGGCAGTAAAAATATCGCTCAGACTACGCCTAAATTTAGACCTTCCAAAATTCTTGTTTTTCTGAGTTTTACACTCAAGGATTACTCCCCTATAGATATAGGTTGTGAATTTTAGACCTGCATTTTCTTTGTATTTAGAAAGAGCTTTAATGATTGCAAAGTTGATACAACTCTGGATTTCATCGCGTGTTAGATATTTTCTAAACCTAGAAGCTGCCTTGTTTGTTATCTTAATAACGTTTTTGTCATTAATCTTTTCCTGAAACAACTTGTCAATCTCTGTCAATTTACTCTCCTGTTAAGATTTGTTCAATGTTTTTTCTAACATTTTTGAATTCAAACATTCTACCAACGCCAATAAAAAATCTATACCTGCTACAAATTTTTAGTGCTTCTACACCTTCTGACTTGTTTATTTTTTTTGCAACATCTTTTGTGATATTAAAGTTTGTGTGCCCAACCCAGCAGTCAAATGTAGAAGTTAACGATATTTCATTCATTAAAGATTCAGATACTGAAAGTCTTAGTTCTTTTTCAGATAAATCTTTATTCATATCTATTTCGTTTTGAAGTTCCTCCATTTCACTTTCTGATAGATTTCCAATGTCTATAATGTCTTCTGTGTCTGGAAGTGAACCTGTTACTATACTTTTTATCAGGGGCGAAGAAATTTGTTCTTCCAAAAGGTCTTCGTATTTTTGCCACATTATTTTTTTCATTTTTAGACCCCTTCATTTTAAAGCGTCTATTGGACTGATATATGGCTCGTCCTCTGTATCTTTCCTGTTGTTTTCAGTTTTTGCTTCTTGATTGATTAAAAAAGTCAACTGATCCATAAACAATTCCAGCAAATCTGGATTATCTTTAAGACTTTCTTTAACGGTATCGATTACAACCTCTGTTGTTTTTTGCATAAACAGCGACCCAATAACTTCTGCTAATGCTATTATGCTTTCTGAATTATAATCATCTATAGAAACGTCAGTTAAAATTGACATATCTTTCAGAAAAAACAAAGAAACAGAAGCCATTGGAACATTTGAATTATCTTGTTCGACTTCTGTGGTTTCTTCTGGTTGCATTTGTTGAGCAGTTTGTTCGTTGTCAATTTGACTTGATTGTTTTTTAAACATTTTATTTATGAGTTTTTTTAGTAGATCAAACATTGTTTAGTAGTTTCTCTGCGGATTCAGACCAAGTAAACTTATTGGCAGTTTTGATTCCTTCATAGTTTACCATGTCTGATCCAGTTTTCTTTGTATTGTATACTGACAGCATGTGATTTGCAATACACTGTATTTGTTTTTCTGAAATTTTTGCCCAGTTGCCTTGACCAAAAAACCACTTGTTGTCAAATGCTAGTTCTTTTTCGTCGATGTCTACAAGTAAACTGTTTTTAGTGTTACAAAATTGTGTGTGAGCCGCATAGTTTGTTATAATTACTTGTTTTCCACAAGCCATTAATTCTAGTGCTTCTAGATTCCAACCCTCTGCACGCGATGGAAATACGCCGCAGTCTACTCGTTTCATGATATTATACACTTCCTCTTGAGTTTTTACTCTTGGAATAAGTTTAATTTTTGAACTATTGTATAGTTTGTTCCACTCTTGTTCTTCTTCTGAGGTATTAAATGGATTTTCGCACTGCATCCATAGTTCTACGTCGTCAACGTCACCAAAAGCTAAATCAAAAGCCTGACGTAAAATGTCATGTCCCTTGCGAATTTCCCATTTTCCACAATTATAAAATATAGTCTTACTTGACTTATTTTGTTCGCACGGTTTAAAAATGCCCGTATCTACTCCAAGTGGAATAACTTGAGTATCGTGATAATTAGAATTTCTTTGATAAAAGTTTGTTACTTCATTCTTTATGCAAACATCTTTTGCCCAATTTGAACAAACAAATATTTGATTACAGGATTTTATTTGGTGCTTTTCTAAATCGCTAAATGTATCAAGTTCAAAGATTGGAAAACCAATAAGCCTTGATCCGGCAAACTGAGCCAAGTCGTGTTGATGCCAAATTTTTACACAAGATACCAATGGGTCATAAAACTTAGAACGTTCTATTGCTTCAGTTACACGTTCTGCGTCCTTTTGATTGGTAACTTGTGGCTGCCCAATAGGAAATAAAGATACTTTTACACCTTTATCTTGCACAGCTTTTAGGATATTCAAGCCCGTAATTCCATAACCTAATTGGTTTATAGGGGCCATTAAGTTTAAGTTCATTGTTTTCTCTTGTTAAAGTAATCTTTAAGGAAAGATTCTACATTGGGATGATTATTAAAATATTTTTCTACTTCATTTTTTGCTTCAGATTTTTTAAACCCAAGAGTGTTTAATGCTAAAATACAATCTTGAACAACTGGACATGGCTGAGGCTTTGGTTCTGGCTTTGGAGGTTTTTGTTTTTTAGGTTTTGGCTTTAGTTCTGTGTGAAAATATACAGTTTGCGATTGTTCAGGAAAGTCTACGTATCCAATATCATACCTATCACTAATAACAAAACCCTTCATTAATCCAGCTTTACCAAGGAAAAAGCAAATAATTGTATATGCAATAATTGTAAAACAAATTATTGAAGACCAAAATTCAATGCTGGGTGAAACACTTTGCATAAAACACCACATCGCCAACGACAGAATCAGTTAATAGCTATCCTCTTTGAAAGCTTTTCTTGAGCAACAATCTTTTTGAGATGAATGCTCAAGATGCCATTGGACATTTCTGCCTCAACAACCTCTGTTGACTTTCCAAGAGTGAATGCGATCGAAAACGAACGCTTGGCTATACCACGATGAGTATACTTTACATCGTCTCGTTTGTCAACCCCTCTTGAGGAAACAACAAGAGTATTTTCATCCTTTACTTCGATATCAATATCATCTTTTGAATATCCAGCTAAAGCAAACTCTATGTAAGTTTCTCCATCTGTTTGTTGGATAATATTGTAGTGAGGAAACTTTGATACTGTTTGAAAACCTGAAAATAGGTTGTTAAACTCCATCACCCTGTTTAACGGATTATTGAACATTAGAGTCATAATGACCTCCCTTTGTTATCTATAAGACTAACAATTTGAAACAGTTGGCGATGTGGTTTTATGCTAAAACACCAAAGTTTTCACCTTGGTGTTTATTAAGTAAATAATTAAGTTTTTAAAAAACGGTTTTTTAAAGAAACCGTAAAAACTTTTTTTTGATTATTCAACAGTTTCGTTTTTTACAATACGATCTGGAGAATATCCAAGCTCAATTTCATCAGCCATGATACACACTGAACTACGCTTATTGCTTTCGGCATCTTCGTAATTTTCAATGTTGAGCTTGCCTTGAACATGGGCAATACGCCCCTTGACTAGCTTTGGCTGTAGTGCTTCTGCCATCTTACCAAAGCATAGAACATTAACAAAAAGTGTTTCGTCATTTCGACGATTATTAATGGCAAGTCGAAACTTGCTCATTGGTGTGCCACTCTTGGTGGTTGTAAGTTCTGCGTCCTTAGTGAGTCTTCCGACTCCGATCCAAACATTACTATTCATTGTTTAAACTCCAATTGCTGTACGAATTTTTCCACGCACGACCTGTGCATTTCCACGATTATAGTTACTCTTTGTTGCGTCGTAAACATGACCAACAAAATCACTGTTTAAACCAAGCTTACGACCTGCTCGCAAAGTTTCTCGCTCGGTTGTTCCAAAAACTTCCTTAGTCTTAAAATAAGCCAAGGCTGTTACTGGATTGAATGTCAAACCTTCAAGGTTACGAGTCCCATTTGCTGCAATTACTTGCTTTTCAGAAATGGACCACTTAAAGGTCTTCGGCAAGTTAGCCAACGCTGAATAAAAATCTTTACTTTCCATAATCTTTCCTTCAATAAGAAAACCTTTTTGCAAACCGAAACAATTTCGATTTCTTATACATTCATATTAGTCTCCTGTCGCAAAGTTTCCAAGCAATTTTTCATATATTCTTCAAGTTTTTGAATTTCGGCTTCAATTTGAGCCTTTTGACCTTGTAGTCGTCTAATTTCACTCTCAACATTTGTTAGATGTGCCTTAGCAATTTCTTCTAGTGTTAACAAGTTATTCTCCTAAAAATTCTTTTGGGTAAATAGTCATTTCAATTAGATTAGATTCAAATTTTTGTTTTGCCCTTTTAAATGATTCGTCCCATCTTGACTGTTGCTCTGGAGTTGGTTGTAGTGAAACAATTCTTGTTGGTTTTAATAAAATTAAAGTATTTGTACAAGTCTCACAAGGTTGAAAAGGGTACGTGTAAACTGTACATCCTTGCAAAGATGCAAACCCGTTACGTTTAGCAAAAAACCAAGCGTTTATTTCAGCGTGAACAATCTTGCTGTATTTGATTTGTCTGTTTGCATATTCTTCTTCTGAGTCTGGATCACCTTTTGGAAAACCATTATAACCTAAAGATACAATTTCGTTTAAGTTATGCTTTATGACACATCCAACTTTTGTTGATGGATCTTTTGACCACAGCGATATAGTCTTAGACATCTCAAGAAAACGCTTGTCCCATTTTTCAATTTGATTCATTTATAGCACATAATCTTTCCATTGGTTTGGAATATTTACAGAAATAACTGAAGATAGAGTTTCCTTCTTTGGGGTCTTTGAAAGTTTCATATTTACTTCTTGAATCAATCTGTTTCCTTTTTTTGTGTTGCATTTCTTGCAGCAGGCAACCATATTTTCCCACGTATTAGCTTCTTTTTTACAAGAAAATCTACTGATTGGAATTACATGGTCTATAGTTAGATTGTTTTCATTAAGCTTGGACTCACAATACTGACACGTATACTGATCTCTGTTGTAGATCATCCTTTTGGATGGATATGTGTTTTTTCTTTCAAATTTTACATATCTATTGTAAAGAATAACCGCTGGAACTCTGACTGTTTGAGTTTCTGATTTTATATACTCGTCGTAAAAAGATAATGCGGTTACAAATTTACAATTCAACATTAACTTGATCGCCCTGCGTTTTGTTACAACGCTTAGTGGCGTTCCATCAAGATTAAGTACCAGTGTTTTCATCATTTATTCCAAAGAAACGTGCTTATTTTACGCGACTGCAACAGTTCAGAAATTTGTTCTAATTCTACTGAACTTAAACCACTTTTGTATACTTCGTCACAGCCAACCTGTGTGAATCTTCCGGAATTTGTTATAAACCCAACGGTTTGTCTGTCTGAGTCTATAACTCTTTTATTGTCTTGCGTAATATAAAACATTTTAATCTTCCTTTTAAAAAAAATAAGCGAATAGTGGGAATCGAACCCACGTGACCAACTTGGAAGGCTGAGACTCTACCATTGAGCTATACTCGCATTTAATGATTCAGATGGGACTTGAACCCACAATGTCAAGCGATTGTCACACCGCTACTGTCACCTTTTCAGCTTTGTTTATTTGTTGACTACTGACTCAAATAAAAGAACGGGAAGGACCTATTTCTGAACGCAAGGACCAGAAAGGAAGGGATTACTTCCCCAGAATGCCCAAAAGAGGACTTGAACCTCCACGCCTTGCGGCACCAGTTCCTAAGACTGGCGTGTCTGCCATTTCACCATTTGGGCTTTTAGTTACTTCATAAGGATTTGAACCTTAACTAACAGAATCAAAATCTGCTGTGCTACCATTACACTATGAAGTAATTATATACAACAGCATAATGATCTAAATCTAAATCTAGATCTAGATCTAGATTAGATGAGATGAGATGAGATGAGATGAGATGAGATGAGATGAGATGAGATGAGATGAGATTCTAAACGCTGTTTGTACATATTACTGCGAGGCCACTAGTGGGATTTGAACCTACATCCTACGGTTTACAAAACCGTTGCTCCGCCAATT